CCAAACTATGATAAAAATTATGGTGGTTTATTAGGTGTTGGACAAGCAATTGTTAGTTTAATAAATCCGGATAATGGAACATTGGTTGGTGGTTATTATGTTGGTAGTAGAAGTGCTGAACCTTCAACAATTACATCACCTCCAAATCAAGTTCCTGTAAACGCTTTTGGTCAACAGGAAGAGGTTCCTGTATATGGACCATCGGAATTAGGTATTTTATTTGAAGGTAACCAAGATACTCTTAAATTTGGTCTTGCTGCAAAACCGTTAAGTGATGGTGGTGGTATTGACGGTCAATTTGTATGGACATCTCCAAAATATAAAGCAAATGCTGGATTTCACGCAATTCCGGGTGGTGGTTCAGGTTCACTTGATGGGGAATTTAATTTAATTAGTAGTAATTATACTCGTGATGAATCAACTAATTTTACATTCAAAAAAACGTCTATTTTAGATGAAACTCAAAGATTAGTTAATTCTGCTGATAATGTTCAAGGTATTTCAAGATTAAAACACGTAGGTAACGCTATTAATCAAGTTAGTAAAGTATTCCACGATGGTTATAAAGAAATGACTAAAGGTTCTCAAGTAGTATCTTATACTGACCAAACAACAGGTGGTGATGCAGGTATTGAATATTGTAGAGTTTTTACCAAAGATACACCATATTATACTTATAATGATTTACAAAAAGTTGATGGTATAACAACTAGTGGAAGACAATTTGCGGGTTCTGTATTTGATAACACATTTAATTTAAACATATCACCAACAAGAAATCCGGGTTCTACAAATATTATTGCTGATGGACCTAACGGAATTGGGGGATATGCTAAAAAATATATGTTCTCTATTGAAAACTTGGCTTGGAGAACATCTAGTAAACAAGGATTTACTTATGATGAATTACCTGTTTGTGAAAAAGGACCAAATGGGGGTAGAGTTATGTGGTTTCCACCATATGATATTAAATTTACTGATAATAGTAATGCTAACTGGACTCCAACATCATTTTTAGGTAGACCGGAACCAATTTACACATATAAAGATTCAAATAGAACGGGTACTTTAAGCTGGAAAATTATTGTAGACCACCCATCTGTTATGAATGTTTTAGTTGAAAAACAATTAAAAGGGCAAAATAAAGAAAGAATCAATTCAATTATTGATTCATTTTTTGCCGGATGTGTTAAGTATGATATCTATGAGTTAGCAAAGAAATTTAATACGGTTCCAACTAAAGATTTATATACTTATCAACAGATATTAAATAACCCTAATTTAGATAAAAATACCGCTAAAGATGTTATTGATAGTTCTAAAGGTGCTGCGTCAGTTGGAACGGTGACAACACCGGGTAATAGTTCAACAACAACAAATCCGGAGCCGGCTTGTGATTTAGATTCAAAATATAATAATTTTGGTTTTTATTTTGACAATGATGTTCCGGGACCTAATAATAGAACTGCAACAACTCCAAGTTCAACGTATAAAGCGGATTACGATAACTACATTTATAATATGAATCAAGACCAATATGTTGCGATTTCAAGTAAAACATTTGCGGCTGGTAGTTCAAATCTTAATGTTAAACAATTTTTTGAAAATGTTGTTATTGATAACTTTAATTATATTAACACAGGTTTTGTTGAAGACGCTTTTAAAATATTAAGTGAAAAAACGGGAACCATTAAATTATCATTAAGAGCTGCAGCATCAGCCCCTGCAAGTAAAACATATAATACCGCATTATCAAAAAGAAGAGCTAATTCAGTTATTGAATATTTAAAAACAACTAAATTAGGTAAATTTATAACTGAAGATAAAACTTTAACATTTACTAATATTGATACTGTTGGTGAAGACGATGTAGCAACACCTAAATCATCAAAAAATGGTTTTGGGGCTTCAGTTACTTGTACTGACGACATTAAAGATAAAAATGGTAAATCAACACACGATTCTCAATGGTATTCTGTAGCCGCTATGGCTTGTAGAAGAGTTGTTATTACAGATATTACGGTAACTCAACTACCATCAGATAAACCTGTTGTTCCATTAGAAAAACCTGTAATAACCGATAATAAACCAACAGAACCAAAAGTAGAACCTGTTAAACCAAAACCAACATATAGAACTGAAAAGAAAATAAAAGATGGTATTAGTAAATTAATTTTACGAAAATTACTTTCTGAATGTGATTACTTCGATGTTATTAAAAAAGAAGTTCCTATGTTGTATGATTCTATTCAGGAAAAAATTAAATATTTTAATCCAGCATTTCACTCAATGACACCTGAGGGATTAAACTCTCGTTTGACCTTTTTAAATCAGTGTGTAAGACCTGGTGAAACAATTCCTGTAATTGGTGATAACGGTCAAATAGTTGCAAATGATGCTTTAAATACATCATTTGGTGCTCCACCGGTTTTAGTTTTAAGAATTGGAGATTTTTATAATTGTAAAATAATACCTAAATCGGTCTCATTTAGTTATGACCCTTTAGTGTTTGATATGAATCCTGAAGGTATAGGTATTCAACCAATGATTGCCAATGTATCGTTAAATTTTGATATTATTGGAGGTATGGGTCTTGAAAAACCTGTTGAACAATTGCAAAACGCGGTATCATTTAATTATTATGGTAATACTGAAATTTATGATGAAAGAGCAACAGCAACAGACGATAGTTGGAAAAAATTAGATAAACAATATTTTCAATCTTTAATTGATGACCAACCAACAGTAACACAAGTTGATAATCAACAAACAAATCCAGCGGGGGAAACAATAGGTCAAATTCAAACTACAGTAAACGGAGCTAGTGGTCAAACTGGTGATATTACCTATATGAAAATTATGGATAGTTTATTGAATGTGACTAAAGAATATTATACTAATATTGTAAATCAGGCGGAAAGTATGACTAAATCATATAATGATGGTATATGGCAATTAATCTCTAAAGAAAGACAATATATCGATGGGTTATTTAATTTCAATGTTAGTAATTTACCAAAACCTGTTACTGTAAGTATTTTTGGTAAGTCGGTTTTTGAAAGTAGAATAGACGAGTTATTTACTAAAACAATTGAAGATATCAATAATGATACTAATTTTATTATATTAGGTTTAATTGCGGATAACTTCAATGATGCAACACTTAGAAGTGTTAAAACAAATTTAAAAACTTATCTAAATGATTACAAAGCGGATTTTAGTTTAGGTGTTAATGCTATTGTAACAAATGTTGTTCAACAACAAGTGGATATGGTTCAAGTATTTAGAAAAATTAATTATGTTACAACATTATCCGATGGTGTTATAATTGATACTAAACCTAAAGTATATAATATTTCAGCAACAACCGAAGTTGATAAATCAAGTAATCCTTTACCGTTAGACACCTATGATGAATTATGGAATGATTATCAAACGGTTTCAAATAATATAATAAAATTTGAAGGATTTATTACTGATAATCAAATTATATATGATGGGTATAATGAACCAGGTGGGTTTAACTCAACATCAAGTGTTTTTGATACAACAGATTTACCTGGAAAACGATTCTTTATGATTATGTCACAGATATTCAACAATAGTGATAAATTTAATACTTTTAAATCATCAATTATTACAACTGATATGGATAAATCAACGCCAGGTTTATTGAAGAAATTTAATAAAATTGTTAATGATTTTAATACTAAAGTAAAAACAGAATTAGAAGCGGAACAAAAAGTTTATACGACTATTAAAAAGAGCAAAGAATATAGAGACTATCTTGCGGTTGAAAACCTTTATAAAAAAGGTAAAACTCGTAAATTTACTTATACAACAGAACCTTCGTCAACAAATGCCCAACAAAGTGATAATTTAAAATTACTATATAGTGGTAATAATGGTGGTGATAAAAAAACTTGGACGGATAAAACTCAATTTAATTAAAAATGAATAATAGACAAAACTATAATAGATATAATCAATTTTTATTAAATGGTGAACAAACTGTCGTTCCATACATTTCGATTTCAAGTAAATCATCTGATAAAAAATATATTTACAAGATTGGTCAATCTAGATTGGATAAGATATCTCAACAATATTATAATACACCAACTTTTGGGTGGTTAATACTTGCCGCAAATCCTATTTTTGGGGGTGAGGAATGGAATATACCGGATGGTGCTATATTGACAATCCCATTTCCTTTAGTATCATCTTTACAAGAATATAAATCGCAATTAGATAATCATTTCTATTATTATGGTAGGTAAACCTGAAAATATATTAGTCGAATTTGACTACAATAATATAACAATTATTGACCCAAACAAAGTTATTGATAGCGATAATAAAGTAATGGATAGATATGTTAAACAAGAAGATTTAGTAATGTATGCTAATCTTGAGTGTAATGTATTACCAAGAACTAAATTAGCAATTGGGGTAGGAAATAACGATTCAATCAAGACAGTATCGATTGCTAAAATTAATTTTTTAAAGCCCGGAGATAAACCGTATTTAGATAATTCATACACTGATGAGTTAACAGGTAAAGACGCGATTAAAGGTGAAGGGGTTAATCAACCAACATTTAAGGGTGTTACAAATCCAAATAATAGTGATGATTTTTACATTAAACAAACTATTAGTTCCGGAGGTAAACCGGGTGCAACAGATAATGGTCTATTAGGTATAACGTCAATTAATATTAGACAAGGTTTGGATTTTTTACCATCAATTGATATTCAATTAGTTGATGTTAAAGGTCGTGCATTATTTGAAGCGGGTGATAACTCACCATACGCAGCCTTTTTTAATTTACCCTATCCATTATTTCATTTAACAATAAAAGGATATTATGGTAAAGCGGTTAAATTAGCATTGATGTTACAAAACTTTACAACAACATATAATGCCGATACCGCAAATTTTACAGTTTCTTTAAAATTCTATACCTACAAATATACAGTTTTATCCGATGTTACAATGGGAGCTTTATTAGCGACTCCTCATATGTATCAATCAAGATTTACTATTAGTCAAACTAGTGGTGGTCCAAGTACAACAACCAAAACTGATAATGTTGTGGTTGAAAGAGGATATCAAAAAATTAAAGAAATGTATAGTGAATATAAATCTAAAGGTTTAATTCCAAATGATTTCCCTGAAATTACTTTAATGCAAATGAAAGATAGAATTGATAATTTTATTAAAAATGTTCTTGATTCGTTTGTTAAACAAAATTTAGACCCGTTAACTAATTTAGAAACTTATGGTAATTATTTATTAAGTTACCAAAAAGAGGTGTTTTACACGGTAAAAAATTCGTGGTTTTATGAATTTATGGATACCACAAATTATTATATTTTAAATAAATTAGGTACCAAAGTTTATACGTTTAAAAAAGAATTAGATGGTCAAAAGAAAAGCGAAGCTATTTCAAAATTAAAAGGTATTATTGATAAATATAATACGTTACTTAATGAAAATGTCACTTGTGGTAATGTGAATGGTAAGGGTAGTTACACAATTAATGGTAAAGTAACTAAATGTTCAATACCTAATAATATTAAATATGAAACAGTATTTCCAATACAAATTAATTCTAGTGATATTAATTTAACTGAAACTTATAAATTACAAAGAAAGAATAGTAGTCCAACTCCGGAAGATTTAACAAAATTTCAAGCTGAGTTAGAAAAAACAAATCTTTTTAATAATACTACAGTAACTCTTAAAAATGGTGCTAAAGAAGTTGTATCTCAATATTTTGTATTTGAGGGTGGAAATTCATTTATCGATTTAACAGATAAAATGAATAAAGACTTAAAAACTAATAAAGATAGAATTGAAGATGAATTAACAAAAGCTTTAGCAGAATTATTAGAAAATAAAGATAATGGTATTGGGTTTGTTCCAAATATTAGAAATGTGTTGGCGGTTGTTTTTGCTAATGGAGAAGCTTTTTTACGTTTATTAGATGATGTTCACACAAAAGCTTGGGAACAAAGAGATAGTAAAATTAGAAAAGGTGTTATTTTTAATAAACAAGTTGCGAATGCAAGCGCTGATAGTTTAAATTCAGGTGATGACCAAAATCAGCCTGTCTATCCTTGGCCTCAAGTAATTAAAGAGACTCCGGGAGAAAATGGTCAAGAAAAATATGAATTAAGATATCCTGGTGATAGTGATATTATTGGTGAAACTAAAGGTTATTTGTATGATGTTTGGCCTGAAATCGAATTTGTTGAAGAATTTATAAATGGATTAACCCAAAAAACTCCACCACCACCTCCACCAACTAATAAATCTAATTCATTAACTGAACCGGAAAGAGTATCCTCAAGTGCTATTGAATTTCCAATTAGTAATGAAGTTTATCAAAATAAAGTGGTTACTAAATTTATATATGAAATATATGAAAGAGTATTATTAACATCTCATTATTCTAAATTAGATAGAACCAATAATTTAACGTCTGAGGCGGATAAAATTTCAAATGTTGTTGGAGAGGGGGAGACTATTAACATTAAAAATAGTTTGTCTGATAATGGTGATGTTGAATTAATTAAAACTTTAAAAGAATATAATCTGAACTCCGCTAATTTTGAAAATGTGTTAAAACATATTTCAAATGAGGGGGTTTCGGAGAGTTGGCAAAATTATATACGAGGGATTTTTAATACTGCATACATTAAGAATACTGTTGAGAATGCTTCTTTTGAATTCATATCTATTGATACTATTAATAGTTCAAAATCACAGCCATTGGTTTCAGTAAACAATGAAAAAGATATTGTTGATTACGTTTCAAATTCAACGACATCAAACAAATATGATTTTACGGACATTTATCCATTTACTGATAAAACTTGGGTTCAAGATAATTTAGCAAATGGTATTGCTATTGATGAGAAATTAGCATTCAATACGACTAAAACATTACTATATAACCCAAATAAAAAAGTTATTACAAATTTTAGTGATGCACAATCTCAGGATAGTAAAAAGCCAATAACTAATTTTGTATATAAAAATGTTGTAATGCCAAAGATTGTTGATAATGATTTGCGAAATTTTTATAGTACTAGAAGTTATACAAATCAATTACCGACTGAGGGGGATGTTAAATATTTAAATTATAGTGGTCTTGTTAGTAATTACCAAACTACGTCAATTTTTAACACACCATATTTTATAAACTCAATTCAAGAGGGTGTTGAAAATTCTAAAAATGGTGTTACTAACCCATATATTAGCTCGGCTTATTTATTTATTAATAGTTTACCTTTATCAACATTAAGAGAAAAATATAAAACATATACCGGAAATGAATCAAATTATTCTGACGAAAATTTAGATTACATTTTTGCGTCTATGAAAAAATTTGCTGCGTTACATAAAGTTCCGTATGCTTGGGTATTAAAAATAGGTTCTATTTGGCATCGTTATAAAACATATGTTAATACTAATGTAGATATATTAAGTAATTCTTGGAAAAATTTTGATGCCGTAAATAATTATGACCCTGTTAGTGGTAAAACATCTACGGTTTATAATTTTACCATTCCGGGACAAACATCTGCAACAACTATGGTATTGGAAACTTCGACCACAGCTACGACGGCTGGTGGAGTTAGTTATACTCAAACAATTAATACCGGATTTTATCCTAAATTAATTAATGACTTTAATGTATTTTATCAAGGATTTAATATATTCAAAGGTTATACTAGTAATGATATACAAAGTGGATTTACTGAGGGTCTTGTTTTAAATTATGTCCCTGAGGCAGTAATTGATAACACTATGGGAGTACCTACAGCATATAGTATAACTAATAAAGTAATTCCCTGGTCAGTGTCGGTTACTGCGGATTATGGGCAATATATGTACGTAATGCCATCAAATGGTGGTCTTATTAATCAAACAAAAAATGAGTGTTTCAATATATTAGGTGAATTAGTGTATGATTTAACCGGTAATACTTCTATGTATAATGGGTCGGCTAGATTATTTTGGTCGGCACCTAATTATGGTTATTTTGATAATAGTAAAGTTGTTAAACCGGAACCAATTCACTATTTAAAACAAGTTTGGAATGGACAAAGTGCTCAAGAAAATTTCTCAATTAATGGGGAGGTAAACCAATATACCAAAATGAGTGAATTTTTATCGGTTTTTGATAGAGACGCTTTAGATAATTTTGAAACGGAATTTTTAAATTTTACAATTTCTGTTTATGACTATAATGTAGATAAAAATTCTACAGCAACCGAAACTGAAAAATCGTTTAAAAATTTTCAATCATTAATGAGAAATATGATGAAAATTACAAATACTACAACAACCAATGAACAATTTGTAAGTAGTATTCAGGAAAAACAATTGACTAAGATTAATAATATTATTACTCAATTTTTAAATTATGATGTTTATTTTAAATTAGGTAATCCATCTTCATTTAATAAACAATTATTTTATACCTTTTCAACAAATCATAAAATAGAAACACCGGTTACGTGGGATTATTATAACTATGTAACACCAAATTCATTACCTAGTGGAACTACGTTTAATAATTCGGTAAATACTCATCCATTAGAATGGAAGGCGTTAGATACTTATGTTGGTTTTTCTGAAATACCTGAATTAACTTATAAAGATTCGGGGTCTTATATTACAGATTTCTTTATTGATTGTAATGTTGCTTTTGACGTATATAATATTGAAAAATTGGCACCAATTATTAAGATATATGCTACTCAAAAATTAAAAGATAAAACTTTAAATTATGATAAGTTTGTCAAATTAATGAATGGGTACTTAGATAATTTGGATTCGTTTAATGATAGAGTAATTAATAATCTTATGATTAAATTACAAAAAGCTTTACCAAATGTTAATTTTACACCTCAAACTAAACCTGAAACTGTTTTAGAGAGTAAACAATCTAAACTTGAATTATGGGAATCATTTAAGGCAACTAATGATAAATGGATTGCCGGGTTTGATTTTAAAAATAAAACATTTTTTGAAGATGTTTTATTGTTGGATAGAGCTAGCCGAGATGTTGGAACAAAAATTCTTGTTGACATTCAAAAATTACAAGATGATTTAAAAGGTATTAATGTAACTTCAACAATGTTAACATATGTTCAAACTATATTAGTGAGAAATAACTTTGTTGTTATGAATTTACCATCATATGTTAATTTTTATAATGTTCAAGACGCTGTCAAAAACCCAAAACCAAAACCTGATGGGACGTTAGAATTTGCGAATATAATGTTTGGAACATTTATGGATGTTGATACTAGAAATTCGTCAGCTAAAATGGTTTGTTTTTATGCTGGTAAACCGAGTGAACAACTTGATTTGAAAGAAAATGTAGATTTCAGATATAGAAATGACGCGTTTGATTTAAGACGAGTTGACAATCCATTGGTTGAAAATCTAATAGGTAAAAATGATTGGGATAAGTCAAATAAAGTTGTAGGGTTTAATGTTGATTTTGGTCCACAAAATCAATCTATTTTTAACGGGTTTAATGTTACACAAAATGCAGGTACGCCTACGGCAGAATCATTAGAAGTTTTAAATAAAATGGCTAATCAGTCAGATAATAGAGGTGGGGCGACACAAAATGTATCGTTATATAATTTATACAAAAATAGAAGTTATTCTTGTCAAGTTACTATGATGGGTAATGCTATGATACAACCGACAATGTATTTTAATTTAAGACACGTCCCAATGTTTAGTGGTCCTTATATGATACAGAAAGTAAATCATTCAATATCACCAGGAATGTTCCAAACAACGTTTGAAGGTATAAGACAACCTATGACATCTTTACCTAAAATAGATAATTATATTCAATCTCTTAAGACTACATTATTACAATCAATTGTTGAGAAAAATAAAAAAGATAAACAAGAAAAAGAAAAGGCACTTAAATCAACAACTGCGACTACGACAAATTCTAATGTTAAAAAACAAGTTAATGAGAAAGTAGATAAAAATACTAAAAAAGACGCGACAATTCAAAGTAATAGTTCTAAATGTCCTCCAAGTAGAGAACCTAAAGTTAAGAATAATAAGTATGATAAATTTACAATTACTGAGAATAAATTAAGTACTAGTGCAACTTATAAAGAAGTTGTTGATTTAATATCGACAAAAACCAAAGGTGCTCCAGAACAATTAAGATATGTTGTTTTTGCAATAATGTATTTAAGGTCATCTCAAAGTGGTTTGTTGCAGTCTCAGTTTAATAATTATAGTAGTGTGGATTTATTACAAGATTGGGGTCCATCTGTTGAACCTTTTTTTACAACTAAAAAATATTATTGTGGGGATTCAAATACACCATATGTTACGTTTGATAGTTTAAATCAAAATGTTGATTTTTTAATTTCTAGATATGAAAAAAGAATTGGTAATATTAAGAGTATATCCGCAACAGATATTACTAAATTTATTATATTAAACGGAGATGCGGGTATAAGTCCGGAATCAGTTTATACATCAATGAGTTCTACAGATATTAAAACAATTGAAAGCAATGTTCAAGAATCCATTCAAAAATTTAATCCGATATCGGGTAATTACACAAATACTCCACCACCCGCAAATGTTCCTGCTCCAAACCCATTTGATTTTGTGGTTGACACTGTTGGGGGTTTATTTAATAAATTAACTGTTACCATAAAACCAAATGCTGGTTTATGGAATATGGTGTTGGCCGAATATGAATATTATAAAGTTACATCACAATGTGGTGCTTCTGAGGGGTCAGGACACAGATTAGATGAATTTATATCACAAGATAAGCAAACATTTACAATAACTAGACAAAATATTTTAGATGATGAGGGTTGTGGGGTAACGACAGCTCAAAAAGATTTAGTCGGGAAATATGAATACCATATATGGATTTATGCAAATCTTGATTTACCGATAACTAATGTTGGAGAAAGTTCAAGACAACAATCAATTTGGAATGACTATACTATTAGTTTTGAGATAAAATAACATTTACAAATAAACAGATATTTATATATAAAAAAGATTATGGATACAAAATCATTATTAGAGAATTACTTAGGTAAAAAAACCCGTACCACAGAAAAAGATATGGGTAACGGTTCAAAACAAGTTTGCGATTTAGATTCAGGTGATTGTTACACAATTAGAATGAAAGATGGTCTAATTGAAAGAGTTGACAATACTATGAGTCAAAATAGAAAAATACAAGTTGAAACAACAACTGGTGTAAAACAATTATTAAACGGATAAAATGAAAAAAGTAGATAATAGAATTTTAGAAGAAATTGCTAGATATAATTCAATCAATAGTTATATTGTTGAACAAGATGCTACATTACCACCAGCTCCGGGTGAAGACCCAAACGCTGCACCGGCAGGAGGAGCTCCGGCACCTGCTGACCCAAATGTTGCCCCTGCGGCACCTGCAGCTCCTGCGGGACCACAACCTGTTGATTTAGAAAATGACCCGGATGTAGAAAAAGTTGGTGAAGGAGATTCCGAAGGTAAAACTGAAGAAATGGATATTACCGATTTAGTAAAATCTCAGAAAAAAGTTGAACAAAAACAAGAAGAGTATTTTGAAAACTTATTCCAACATTTAGATAATTTAGAAAATAAATTAGGTGAAATGGATGGTATTATGAGTAAATTAAATGACTTAGAAATGAAGGTTGAAAAATATAGAGAAAAAACTCCTCAAGAAAAATTAGAACTTAGAAGTTTAGATTCGGGACCATTCAACCAAAAATTAAGTCAATTCTTTGATGACAAAGAAGAAGATATGGAAAAATCCGGAAAAAATGAATATATTTTAACACAAGACGATGTTGAAGATTATTCACCAATTGAAATTAAAAAAACATTTAGAAATTTTGGTGATGAAGGTAAACCAACATCATTCCAACAACTAAGATAAATAAGACGGACTTAGGTCCGTTTTATTTTCTAAAACAATTTGACAAACACACGGCTGACACTTATACTTTTATAAACCTTTAAATATTTTAAACACTATGGCGACAAATTCATTAGACGCAGTTTTAGCTCAATACGAGAAAGCTAAACAAGGTAGTACTTCTTCTACCTCAAAATTTACACAAGAAGAAAGAATGAAAAAATACTTCGCGGCAATCCTTTCAGATAAGGAAACTCAAGGGCAACGAAGATTAAGAATCTTACCAACCACAGATGGTTCTTCACCATTTAAAGAAGTTTGGTACCACGAGATTCAAGTTGATGGAAAATTCCAAAAATTTTATGACCCAGGGAAAAATGACAATGAGCGTTCACCTTTAACAGAGGTTTACGAAGAACTTCGTTCAACAGGTAAAGAAGAAGATAAAAAATTAGCTTCAAATTACTTGTCGCGTAAATTCTATATTGTTAAAGTTATTGATAGAGATAACGAAGAAGACGGTGTTAAATTTTGGAGATTCAAATCTAACTACAAAAATGAAGGTATCTATGACAAAATCATTCCTATCTACAGAAACAAAGGAGACATTGCTGACCCTGAAAAAGGTAGAGACCTTATCTTAGAATTAACTAAAGCTAAAACTCCAAAAGGGGCGGTTTATACAGTGATTCAAACGGTTATGTATGATGATGCGGCACCAATTCACGAAAATAAAACAACTGCTGACAGTTGGATTAACGATGAATTAACTTGGGAAGATGTTTACTCTAAAAAACCGGTTGAGTACTTAGAAGCTATTGCAAGAGGTGAAACTCCAAAATGGAACTCTGACAAAGGTGGTTACGACTATGGTAACTCTGACGAGGGTGAAGTATCTTTTGGTGGTTCTAAACCATCTGCTCCGATTGACCCTCAATTAGGTGATGAACCGGAAGATGATATGCCGTTCTAATCAAACAAAACTTAGACATATAAATTGGGCACTAAGATTACTTGGTGCCCAACTTGTCTAAAGAAACTAAAAAATTAAATTAACATATACATATGGCAATTAAAAAACACGATTTTAAGTCCATTAAGGACAAATTCTCAACATCAGCAAAATACAAACCACAAAGTTTTTTTGATTTAGGTCCTGACTTCTTGGATGCTGTTGGATTACCTGGTCCGGCTATTGGACACTTAAATATGTTCTTGGGTCATTCAGACACAGGAAAAACCACAGCTTTGGTAAAAACTGCTGTTGATGCTCAAAAAAAAGGTATTTTACCGGTATTCATAATTACTGAACAGAAATGGTCGTTTGAACACGCTAAATTAATGGGTTTTCAATGTGAAGAAGTTGTTGATGAAGAAACCGGAGAATTAGATTGGGATGGATTCTACATCTTCAATAATAATTTTGATTACATTGAGCAAATTACTGATTATATTAATTCATTACTTGATGCTCAAGAAAAGGGTGAATTAGATTATAATTTGTGTTTTATGTGGGATTCTGTAGGTTCAGTTCCTTGTAAAATGACATATGAAGGTCGAGGTGGCAAGCAACACAATGCCGCGGCATTAGCTGATAAAATTGGTATGGGTATTAATCAACGTATATCAGGGTCACGTAAAGCGGATTCTAAATATGAAAATACTTTGATTATTGTCAACCAACCTTGGGTAGAGTTACCGGATAATCCATTTGGTCAACCTAAAATTAAAGCAAAAGGGGGTGAGGCTATTTGGTTAAATTCGTCATTAGTGTTTTTATTTGGTAATCAAAAAGGTGCTGGTACAACTAAAATCACAGCAACTAAAGATAAAAGAACTATTAAATTCGCTTCAAGAACAAAAGTTTCAGTTATGAAAAATCATATTAACGGACTTGGTTATGATGATGGTAAGATAATTGTAACTCCACACGGATTTATTGCGGGTAAAGATACTGCTGAAGAAAAATCAAATATTGAAAAATACAAAAAAGAGTATGCCGATTATTGGAAAACCATTATTGGCACTGATGGTGATTTTGATTTAAAAGAAGAAAAAGAAGATAATTAAAAATGGAAACTAAAGTTTGTTCTAAATGTAAGGTAGAAAAACAAGTTTGTGAATTCGGTAATTCAAAATTATCAAAAGATGGGTTGTTATATTCTTGTAAAGAGTGTAATAATAAAAGAAGTGTTGATTACCGTAAAAATAATTCTGAAAAAGTTTTAGAATTAACTAGAAATTGGACTAAAAAAAATCCTGAATGGGTTTATAATCGTCACAAGAAATGGAGAGAAGAAAATCCGGAAAAAGTTAAAGAAATGAGAGGGAATTGGTTAAATAAAAATCCGGAAAAAAGAAAAGAATATCGTGAAAATTATAAATCAAGAAAACAAGAACAAAGAAAAGATAGGAGAGATAAAGACCCTGTTTTTAATTTAACAAACCGGATGAGATGTAGGATATGGAAATATTTAAATATTCTTAAAATTTCCAAAAAAAACAAAACTTTTGACATCGTAGGATGTTCTCCGGAATTTTTAAAAGAACATTTAGAAACCCAATTTACGGATGGTATGAGTTGGGATAACAGGAGTGAGTGGCATATTGACCACATCATTCCATTATCATCGGCAAAAACAGAAGACGAACTTTATAAGTTGTGTCATTATGAAAATCTTCAACCATTATGGGCTGAGGATAATTTGAAAAAAAGTAACAAAATATTATAGTAACGAATACAAACAAAAACAAGTGACTAAAACACTTTTGGTTGACGGAAACAATTTAGTAAAAATTGGATTCCACGGGGTTAAAGATTATTATCACAATGGAAAACACATAGGTGCCTTATGGCACTTTGTGAATACCATTAGACGATTCATAGACGAACAAAACTTTGATAAGGTTGTTGTTATGTGGGACGGTGATGATAACTCTTCTGCCCGTAAACTTATTTATCCCCAATATAAAGAACAACGTAGAGACAGAGACAACGAGTATAAGTTAGATTCTTTCACTGAACAGAAAGAGAGAATCAAACAATACTTGGAGGAATGTTATATAAGACAAATCAACGTAGATAATAACGAAGCGGATGATTTGATTGCTTACTATTGCCAAATCTCGGAGAACGAACAAAAGACCATCTATTCGGGGGATAAAGACCTTACTCAACTTATTTCCGATAAGGTGTCGGTATATTATCCAAGAACTAAAGAGACGTACACACTTGGTAGTAAAATCAAATGTGATTTTTATGAATTTCCGCACGAAAATATTAGAACTTATAAGATATTATCAGGAGACAAATCAGATAATATTGATGGAATATATGGGTTAGGTGAGAAAACACTTATTAAGTTTTTTCCTGAGTTGCTTGAGAAACCGGTTTCGATTACCGATATTTTAGAAAAGGCTGAAATTCTACTGAAGGAAAATAAAGATAATAAAACACTACAAAATTTATTATCCGGTAAAACTAAGAGTGGTGTTTATGGTGATGAATATTTTGTTATAAACGAAAAAATCATAAATTTATCAAATCCATTGATTACTGACGATGCTAAAGAACTTGTTGAATTATATTATAAGGAAAGTTTAGACCCTGATGGGAGGGGTTATAGAAACCTTATCAAGATGATGATGGAAGACGGGTTTTTTAAGTATCTACCGAAGGGGGACGATGCGTGGGTTAATTTTGTTAGACCCTTTATGAAACTAACAAGAAAAGAAAAAAGAAATTTTAAAAACAATTAATTAGAATTCTTAATGATGGTAAATGACAACATCATTGTACAGAGATTTTTTAACGTGAGAGAGTACAACAATGAGGCAAAAAACTCATTGGAACTTTATGATTTACTTCGTGAATTTAAAGACGATATTCAGACACAATTATCATTGAAAACCGTAACGTATATGACGGACAATATGTACGAAATTATTAACAATCCAACTATTTTGGACACGTCTTATACTGACGGGCCAGAGTACTTCAACATCTTCATCAAACAAAATGATATGACAATTTGTCATAGACAAGTGGACGCTAAAGTATACCCTCCAAAGGTAAGATATACTGTTGATGTACGCCCACACCTAAAAAACTTGTTGATGAATTTAACTGACATCTTTTCATCTAAAAATTTAACAAAAAAATATCTAGATGTTACCTTAAGTGTGTAGTATTTATTAATACACTAAAAGAAAAAATATATGGCGTCAAACAAAAATTTCGAGTATTTGGGGAGTACCTTTCAGATACAATTATTAAACCAAATCATTATCGATAAAGATTTCTCAAGGTCTATTATAGATGTGATTGAAACAAGTTATTTTGAGAATAAATACTTCAAATTAATCATTCAAATGATTAAGGAGTATTACACAAAATACGAACATACACCAACCTTTGACACCTTAGAACAAATTACAAAATCTGAGATACAACAACCTCTAGCGGCAAAAATCATTATTGATACCCTTACAAAAGTTAAGGAGTCTACGCTTGAAGGGGCTGAGTTTGTACAAGAAAAATCAATGAAATTCTGTAAGCAACAAGAGTTACAAAAAGTAATGGTTAAAGCTCAAAAAATTATCGATACTGGTGAATTTGAGAGTTATGACACATTAGAGGAGATGGTAAGTAAAGCTCTTCAAGTAGGAGAACACGATAAGGGAACTGAAAGTGTTTTCAGTAACTTAGATGATGTTTTAAATGAGGATTATCGTCATCCAATACCAATGGGTATTCCGGGTATAGATAGACTCTTAAAAGGTGGGTTGGCTAAAGGTGAAATCGGTGTAGTATTAGCACCAACAGGCGTTGGTAAATCAACTTTACTAACAAAAATCTCAAATCACGCATTTAATTTGGGGTACAATGTTTTACAAATATTCTTTGAGGATAACCCAAAGATTATACAACGTAAACACATTACATTATGGACAAAAATTCACCCTGACGATTTGTCATTAAGAAAAGATGAGGTAATGGAAAAAGTTAAGAATGTTAAGGAAACTATGACTAACCAACTTATCCTTAAAAAACTACCATCTGATACTGTGACGATGATGCAAATTAAGAACCAAATCAGAAAAATGATTTCTGAAGGAATTAAAATTGATATGGTATTATTGGACTACATTGATTGTGTTGTTCCGGATAAAAACTTGGGTGATGAATGGAAATCTGAGGGTTCTGTTATGAGAGGTTTTGAATCTATGTGTCACGAACTTGACTTGGTAGGATGGACAGCAACTCAGGGTAATAGAAGTTCAATATCTTCGGATGTTGTAACAACCGACCAAATGGGTGGGTCTATTAAAAAAGCTCAGGTTGGACACGTAATTATTTCCGTGGCTAAATCTCTACAACAAAAAGAGATGAAATTAGCAACAATTGCAATTACTAAATCACGTATTGGTGATGATGGTGTTGTATTTGAGAATTGTAAATTTGATAACGGTATGTTGGAGATTGATACAGAGAGTTCAGTGACTTTCTTAGGATTAGAAGAACAAACCGAAGAAAGAAACAGACAAAGAATCAAAGACTTGTTAGACAAAAGAAAACAAAAAGAACAAACACAAAATTAATTTAAAAATGAAAGAAAAAATATTAGAACCAAATAATGACCGATTTGTTATTTTCCCTATTGAACATAATGATATATGGGAATTTTACAAACAACATCAAGCCGCTTTTTGGACGGCTGAAGAAGTAGATTTATCTAACGACATTAGAGATTGGGAAAACCTATCTGACAATGAAAGATATTTCCTTAAAAATATATTAGCGTTCTTCGCAGCGTCTGATGGTATTGTAAATGAAAACTTGGCTGAGAATTTCTTAAAAGAGGTTCAATATGCAGAAGCAAAGTTCTTTTACGGATTCCAAATTATGATGGAGAACATTCACTCATTAATGTATTCATTGTTGATTGATACATATGTGTCTGATGATAAAGAGAAAGATGAATGTTTCCACGCTATTGATAGATTGCCGGCAGTTCAAAAGAAAGCTAAATGGGCTCTTGATTGGATTGAGAACGCTTCTTTTCAAGAAAGATTAGTTGCGTTCGCAGCGGTTGAAGGAATTTTCTTTTCAGGTTCATTCTGTTCTATTTTTTGGATGAAATCAAGAGGAATTATGCAAGGATTGTGTAATGCTAATAGTCTTATCTTTAAAGATGAGAATTTACACTGTGATTTTGCAATTCATTTGATTAACAATCACGTTGAGAACAAACCAACAGAAAAAAGAATCAAAGAAATCTTACTTTCTGCATTAGAGATTGAAAAAGAATTTATTACTGAATCATTACCGGTATCTTTAATTGGTATGAATTCTAACTTAATGAAACAATACCTTGAGTTTGTTACTGATGGGTTATTAGTTAAATTTGGATGTAAAAAACACTTTAATGTGGAACAACCATTTAAATTTATGGAACAGATTGCTGTTGAAACAAAAGGTAACTTCTTTGAATCAAGAACAATGGAGTATCAAAAGGCCAAGTTAGGCGAGTCATTAACATTTACGGAGGATTTTTAATATGATGTCATTAAAGATAAGAAAAAGAGGGGGTGACGAAGTTTCTTTCAACCCCCAAAAAATTTATAATAGAGTTAAACGTGCCGCAAGAGGATTAAACGTAAACGCGGATGAGGTATTCATTAAGGTGATTACTTCAGTTCCAACAGAGGGTGTTATTACAACCAAAGAGTTGGATAAATTAGTTTACGAGATTGCTGCGGCATATACCGGAAGTCATCACGATTATTCAAGATTGGCATCTTCTGTTGCTATTTCTGCATATCACAAAGAAACGGATGATAGTTTTTGTAACACAATGCACACATTACACGTTGATGGTATTATTAACGATAAGTTAATGGAAACTATTGAACAGTATGGTGTAGATAATATTGATTCTGTAATAAATCACGAAAATGATTACAATTTTGATTATTTTGCGTGGAAATCATTATCAGAAATGTATTTGTTGAAAACTCCGGAAGGTAGAGTAATTGAAAGACCTCAACATATGTATATGAGAGTTGCTTTATGGGTAACTAAATCATTTGAAGAGGCGGTTGAATATTACAATTCATTATCAAACCAACTTATTTCTCCGGCAACACCAATTATGATTAATGCGGGTACTAAAACACCTCAACTAGCATCTTGTGTGTTAAAATACAACCACGGGGATTCTCGTAATGGGTTGTTACAAACATTAAACGACATTTCAACTTATTCATCAGACGCTGCCGGTATTGGATTATGTATGTCTAATATTCGTAGTAAAGAAAGTCGTATTAATTCATCAGGTGGATTTGCCGGTGGATTGTTGAAGTATCTTAAAATAGTAAATGAATCATTACGGTTCTTTAACCAACAAGGAAGAAGACCGGGAAGTGCCGCTATCTACATTGAACCTTGGCACAAGGATATTATAGATTTATTGGATATTAAGAAGAATACAGGTGCTGAGGAGTTAAGAGCAAGAGATTTATTTACATCTATATGGTTACCGGACAACTTTATGAATGCGGTTAAAGATAATAAGGATTGGTATTTGTTCTGTCCTAATGATATTATCAAAGCGGGTATCAAACCATTACAGGAAACTTATGGTGATGAATATGAAGATAACTACAACAAAGCGGTTGAGCTTGGACTTGGTAAAAAAGTAAAAGCACAAACAATTTGGAATAAAATTATTGAATCTCAAGTTGAAACAGGTGTTCCTTATTTATGTTCTAAGGATAGTGCGAACAGAAAAACTAATCATCAAAACATTGGGGTGATTAAACAATCTAACTTATGTAATGAGATTTACCAATATACTGATGAAGAAACTACGGCTATCTGTACTCTATCTTCTATGGTATTGAAAAACTTTATTGTTAAAGGTGAATTTGATTTCAAATTACTGTATAGTGAGGTTAGAAAAGTTGTTAGAGCACTTAACAAAGTTGTTGATATTAATAGTTACTCAACTGAACAAGGTAGAAAAGGTGGTTTAGAACAAAGAGCAATTGCTATTGGAACACAAGGTCTTGCTGACGTATTTTATTTAATGGATTACATATTCACATCTGAAGAGGCAAGAAAGTTAAACAAAGAAATCTTTGAAACTATCTATTTTGCGGCAATCACTGAGAGTATGGAGTTATGTAAATCGGGTGAATATAAACCATACGAATTCTTTAAAAATTCTCCAATGTCAAAAGGAATATTCCAATTTGATATGTGGGGATTAGATTACGAAGGGTTAAGTAGAATGTGGGATTGGGACTCACTTAAATTAGAAGTTTCCAATCACGGGGTTTGTAACTCGTTATTTACTGCTCAGATGCCAGTAGCGTCTTCTGCTAAAATTACAGGTTCATTTGAGATGACAGAACCGGCTCACTCGGCATTATTTAATCGTCGTGTAGTTGGTGGGGAAATCTTAATTGTTAACAAATACTTAATTACTGATTTTGAGAAAGTAGGTATTTGGTGTGAGGATTTAAAAAATGAAATCATTATGAATGAAGGTTCGGTTCAAAATATCAATTTCAATCATTATCTTGATGTTGAGGATAAAAACTACAACAAAAAAGTTAAGAGAATTGAACATTTAATTCCAAAGTATAAAACAATTTGGGAGATATCTCAAAGAGAACTTATTGATATGGCGGCTGACAGAGCACCATTTATTGACCAATCACAATCTATGAATATCTATATGTCAAACCCAACATTGTCAAAGATTTCGTCATCACACTTTCACTCTTGGGGTAGAGGATTGAAAACTCTTTGTTATTATGTTAGAACAAAGGCGATATCAACCGGAGCAAAACACTTGGCGGTGGATATCTCAAAAGTAGGTCAACCAAAACCAATTGAGAAACCAACGGTTGAATTAACACAAAAACCTTCGGATTCCGAGTTTGAGTGTTTCGGATGTGGTTCTTAATAAGAATATAAATCACGGCTTAGGTCGTGATTTTTTATTTTGGGGGTATTTATAAAAAATAATGACGACACTATATTTATAGTTATGGCAGATGGAACAACATATGGTTTAACTTTTCCCTTCAGAGATTCTTTTGATGGGAAATATTTAGATTTATCAAGTTATAATGACCAAGAAATTAGGTCTAATTTGATACATCTTTTATTATCTAAAAAAGGTAGTAGATATTATTTACCTGATTTTGGAACAAGATTATATGAATTTATATTTGAGCCATTAGACGGACCAACTTTTTCTGAAATAGAAACTGAAATAAGAGAATCTGCCGGAGTGTATTTACCGGGAATAAGAATAACTAATATTTCAATTACTGCGGCATCAGATGGTGATGAAGATAAAGGTAGTTATATAAACGATAATGATGAAAGAGTATTTCGTGTACCTAACATCTCAAATAATGAACATACTGCAAAAGTTAAAATTGATTATATCATTAATGATGATGTGTTTAATAGTAGCGATTTTGTAATTATTAATATATAAAATTATGGCAAACAAAAAAATTTCCTATACTACAAGAGATTTCCAATCAATTAGAACAGAGTTAATCAACTTTACAAAAACTTATTACCCTGACACTATTCAAAACTTTAATGATGCGTCAGTATTTTCAGTATTGTTGGATTTAAATGCTGCGGTAACTGACAATTTACAATTTAATATTGATAGAAGTATCCAAGAAACGGTCCTTCAATATGCACAACAAAGGTCATCAATTTTTAATATTGCAAAAACTTACGGATTAAAAGTTCCGGGAATGAGACCATCAGTTGCTTTAGTTGATTTTTCAATTACAGTTCCTGCTTATGGTGATAAAGAAGATTTAAGATATTGTGGTATTTTAAGGAGAGGTTCTCAAGTCAATGGAGCGGGTCAAGTATTTGAAACTGTTTATGATATTGATTTTGCGTCACCAATAAATGCGGAGGGGTATCCTAATAGATTAAAGATTCCTAATTTTGATTCAAATAACAAATTATTAAATTATACCATAACTAAAAGAGAAACGGTTGTTAATGGAACAACTAAAGTATTCAAAAAAGTAATTACACCAAATGATGTTAGACCTTTCTACGAATTATTTTTACCTGATAAAAACGTGTTAGGGGTGACTAGTGTATTATTAAAAGATAGTACACAATATACGAATATCCCGTCTGTACAAGAGTTTTTAGGATTAGATAACAGATGGTATGAAGTGGATTCTTTGGCGGAAGACAGAGTATTTGTTGAAGACCCAACCAAAGTATCTGACGCTCCGGGAATTAAAGTTGGAAAATATTTACAAGTTAGTGATAAATTTATTACAGAATTTACACCTGAAGGATTTTTAAAAATGACTTTTGGTGGTGGTTCTCAATCGGCTGATGAACAATTAAGAGAATTTGCGAGAGATGGTTACCAATTAAATTTATACAAATACTCAAACAATTTGGCTTTAGGTAGTTCATTGAAGGCAAATACAACATTATTTGTTCAGTATAGAGTCGGTGGTGGTGTTGGTAGTAATATTGGTGTTAATGCAATTACTCAAATAGGTACTGTTTCATTCTTTGTTAATGGACCTTCAGATAGTGTTAATACAACTGTAGTTAATTCATTAAGATGTACCAATGTGACTGCGGCTATTGGTGGAGCGGGATTTCCAACTACAGAAGAAGTTAGAAATTTGGTTGCATACAATTTCTCGGCACAAAAAAGAGCTGTAACTGTTAACGACTATGAATCAATAATTAGAACAATGCCGTCACAATTTGGTGCACCGGCTAAAGTATCTATTACTGAAAATAATAATAAAATTATTGTTCAAATGTTATCTTATGATGAAACAGGTAGATTAACTGAAGTTATATCTAACACATTAAAAAACAATGTGGCTAACTATCTTTCAAACTATCGTATGATAAATGATTATGTTTCTATTCAAAGTGCTAATGTTATTGATTTAAGTTTTAATATTGACGTTGTTTTAGATAATACTCAGAATCAAGGAACTGTAATATCTCAAATTATTACTATCGTTTCAAATTATTTTGACCCGGCAAATAGACATATGGGTGAAAATGTTAATATATCTGAATTAAGACGACAAATACAAAGTGAAAATGGGGTAATTTCATTATCTGATATTCAAGTTTTCAATCAAGTGGGGGGACAATATTCATCTTCACAAACATCTCAAAGATATATTGATTCTACAACAAAACAAATTGAATTGATTGACGATACTATTTTTGCGGAACCAAATCAAACTTATCAGGTTAAATATCCTAATAAAGATATTAATATTAGAGTTAAAAATTTAAAAACCGTTAACTTCTCTTGATAGAGTTATATTAGTTACTTATTTTTAGAGAATGGAGGTATTATCTAATTTTCTTGAAATAATTAAAGGTAATAATGGGACGTGGGCTCAGGCAATTTTTAATGGGTTAATTTTAAATATTAAATTTATTCTTGGATTAGTTATTCTTATTTATTTTATTAAAAAACTAAATAAAATAAAATAATTT